GCCAGGTGTTCGGCAATGTAGGGCCGCAGTTGCGCTAGGGCCTCGGCGCGGGAAATCACCGGCTCGCTGCTGTTGAACAGCTGCTGGTCCACCTCTGCCAGCAGGTAGGGGTTGTGGTAGGCCTCGCGGCCCAGCATCACCCCATCGAAGGTCTGCAAGTGCTCATGGCAGGCTTCCAGGTTCTTGATCCCGCCGTTGAGAATGATCTCCAGTTGCGGAAAATCCGCCTTCAACTGCGCTGCCACCTCGTAGCGCAGAGGGGGAATATCCCGGTTCTCCTTGGGAGACAGGCCTTCGAGAATCGCGATCCGGGCATGTACGGTAAAACTGATGCAGCCGGCCTCATGGACCTGCCCGACAAAATCGCACAGCTGTTCATAACTGTCTCGCCCGTTGATCCCGATCCGATGCTTGACCGTCACCGGGATCGATACCGCATCGCGCATGGCCTTCACGCAGTCGGCCACCAGCGCTGGATGTCCCATCAGGCAGGCACCGATCATGTTGTTCTGCACCCGGTCACTGGGGCAGCCGACATTGAGATTGACTTCGTCATAACCGTGCTCTTCGGCCATGCGCGCGCAGGCCGCCAGGTCCGCAGGATTACTGCCGCCCAACTGCAGCGCCAGAGGATGCTCGGATGGATGGTAGCGAAGGAAGCGCTCGTGGTCGCCATTGAGCAAGGCTCCCGTGGTGACCATCTCGGTGTAGAGCAGAGTGTGCTTGGACAGCAGTCGCAGAAAATAACGGCAGTGGCGGTCCGTCCAATCCATCATCGGCGCTACAGAAAACCTCCTAGATACCGAATCTACTGGAGTGGCTAGGTTTTCTGCGGGTTTCGTCGACATTTACGATCTTCTCTTTCGCTACCGTTTTACCCTGTTTTTGCTTATTTCTGAAAGGTCGTTGCTACAATGTAGCAACTCAAATCAGTCGTGTAGCAAAATCATGGGCTCAATCACCGTTCGCAAGCGCAAGGATGGCTCTGCAGCGTACACCGCACAGATCCGCATCATGCAAAAGGGCGTCACAGTTTATCAGGAAAGCCAGACGTTCGACCGTAAGACCACGGCGCAGGCCTGGATCAGAAAGCGCGAGGCCGAGCTGCACGAGCCCGGAGCTATCGAGAGGGCGAATAGAAGCGGCGTCTCTGTTAAAGAGATGATTGATCAGTACCTTAAGCAGTATGAAAAGCTGCGGCCGCTCGGAAAGACCAAGCGCGCAACCCTCAACGCGATTAAAGAGTCATGGCTAGGCAACGTAACCGATGCCGAGCTGACGAGTCAGAAGCTGGTCGAGTACGCAGTTTGGCGTATGGAGACGTTCGGCATCCAAGCGCAGACCGTTGGTAACGACCTTGCTCACCTTGGGGCGGTGTTATCAGTCGCCAGGCCGGCCTGGGGCTATGACGTTGACCCTCATGCGATGTCTGATGCGCGGAGCGTTCTGCGAAAAATGGGCGCAGTTAGCAGAAGTCGCGAGCGCAACCGCCGGCCGACCTTGGATGAACTCGACCGGATCCTGACGTACTTCGAGCAGATGCGTGATCGCCGCCGGCAAGAGATCGATATGCTGCGGGTAATCGTGTTTGCGCTGTTTTCTACCCGGCGACAGGAAGAGATCACGCGCATTCGTTGGGACTTGCTCAATGAGAGTGAACAGTCCGCCCTGGTCACTGATATGAAGAACCCAGGACAGAAGTATGGGAATGACGTCTGGTGCCACATGCCAGATGAGGCTTGGCGCGTACTTCAGTCGATGCCGAAGGTCGCCGATGAGGTGTTTCCGTACAACTCGCGTTCGGTTTCGGCGTCGTTTACCAGGGCCTGCAACTTCTTGGAGATCGAAGACCTTCACTTTCATGACTTGCGCCACGAATCCCGAAGGTGGCCAGCGTATCAGGCCACCGGGATTGGAACTCGATGCGGCGCTATACGCATCTTAGAGGGAACGGTGATCCATACGCCGGGTGGCCATGGATCGAAAGGGTGATATCGGGCCCCGTGATCGAGGCCCAAGTGCGGGTTAAGAGGCGCGCCGCAGGCCGCGCCCCATGAGCTTGTCATGCTCGCTCTTTGCCTTGGCATGTTGCGCATCGAGGTAAGCGGCCAGGTCGCTCAGGTGTACGCCTCGGGCGGCCTTCTGGCTGGACTCTATGCAGATAAGCGGTAGGTTGATCTCGCCCCTTGCTACCTTGCCTTTCATCTTCTCGGGTGTCAGGTGGCAGAAATAGTCGAGGCAAACGCGCTCAAGGGGGATGATTACCTGGCCGCCATACTGGGCCATAAGTAGGAACGCAGTGTTCATTGCTCACCTCTGGGCTTCAGTCGGTAGTGCATGCTGCGGATGTCGCGAATTTGTTCGCAGCATGCCGGGCAGGTAATCGTTCCACCCTGGGCTGCAATTTCGTGTTCTTCGTCGGCGTCCCCGGTTGCAAAGGCATCGAAGGCAACGCCGCACAAGCTAAACTCAGGCTGACTGGTGTTCTGTGCACACTTTCGCTTACTCATGGTTTGCGCCCTCGATGATCATGCCGTAGTGGAACCACCGACTTTTCTGTGTCTTGGGGTTGATCCCACGCAGCTCCCCGGGACGCGACCAATGGTTGCCGTGACCGATCACCTCGATATCGCTTTTCCCTCGACCGACCCTCACGCGCACGCCGCAACCTATCGGCCACGCTTTTTTCACGGCCGTTAAAAGTGCGAGATTCGCTGCCTCGACTGCGTTCTGGCATGCCACTACATCATCGCGCTTGCTCATGCGGCCTCCTTAATGCTGATGGACTCCCAACTGGAGTCACAGAGCCCATAGGAGCTGGAGCACTCGGCGGAGTCGGTAGCAATCATCAGGTCGTATTGGATGCCGCCTCGGGATGTTTTCGACCATTCGACGGCCTGGCGGATGCTGGCAATCTCCATCACCTCGGCGGCGCTCATGCCGGAGATTGATCCTTTGGGGTGCTTTGCGTTAGATCCGGCGAAGAACGTTGCGGCACCGCATTTACTTGCTTGTTGTGTGATCTTTTCCCACTGGTCAATACGGTCTATGACTTCGGGGAACCGGAGCGCGATCTCTCGCAGTTCGTCCTTGCGGCAATTGATGCAGGGCATGCATCCGACGCGGCCCATTCCTTGTGAATAGAGTGGGTTCGGTTTGATTCCCATGTACCGATGGGCCTCAAATACGGCAGGTATGTCCCACTTCAAGATTGGTCGGTAGTTGAATAGGCCGCCCCCGACCTCGTCGCACTCTGGCAGGTATCGGCGGGCCAGCGATTCGTCAGCCCTCACGCCCTGCCAGCTGATCAGCATGTTCTCTGGTGACATCAATGGCATGACAACTTGCTCAAGCATTGGGTCGCGTTTCAGTTCCATAGTGCAGAACTGGGCCTTGCGACTTGGGAATCGTCCTTTCCAGATGCACAAATCGAGGAAGGGATTGCCGGTTGGCTGCAGCACATCGAGCGCAGCCAGTACCACGGCCTCGGCGATACCCTGTTCGCGCCAGCTGGTTTCAATGAAGCGGCGCTTTCCGGCGATCTGGCGAGAGAAGTCTGCGCGCACCTGGGTGATGGTTATGCCGGTAGCTTGGGCCAGGTAATGCAAATACTCGTAGGTCTGTTCATGCTCATTGCCGGTGTCCGCAAAGACGGCTTGCAGATTAGGCGTTTCCATTGCGATGGCGACAAGCAGAGTTGCTGTGCTGTCCTTGCCGCCACTTACGCTGACAATGTTGTGGGTGGTCATGCGGCCTCCGGTGTTGATGCTTCAGCGGTGGGCTGGAACAGCGGGTCCGCGCCGATGAACACTTCATCGGGTACGTTCTCCCACTCGGCGCGAATGACGTCGAATTCGCCATCGTTCCAGAGCTGCAGGAAGATCAAGCCGTCGTCGTCCTTGAGTGCGAATTCAATTGCTGCGACGGCGGCATCCGGAGCGCTGGTCGCTGATACCTGGTTGGTCATGCCGCGTCCTCCTGGCCCAGCTCGCGGGCCTCGCGCTGCTGGTGCAGCTCGTAGGCTTCCCTCAGTGCTTCGCGTAGGTGCGGATAGCCTTCGGTGTCCGCTTCATGCGGGAAGGTGATGGTGCTGTTTTCTGGACCGCCCCAGAGGTCGCCGTAGGTGTTGAGCCATTCAATGAGTCGGGTGTCCAGCGATTCGCCGTTGTGCGCTGTAGCGGCGGTGACGGTGTGGAAGACTCGATAGGCCAGGGTGCGGGCTTGGGCGGCCAGGGCGTCTGCTTTCGCCTGGACGGGGGCAGTCCCTGGGATTGCCTTGTACGTCGCGGCAGCAAGGCCCAGGGCCTGGGCGATGCTGATCAGGGTCTGGTGGTCTTCCAGGGTGAAGGGCTGCGCCTTGAGCTGGCGCTGGCGGGTGTTCTGGTCGGCGAGTTGCGTTTTCAGTTCCTCGCGTGCCTCGACAGCTCGGGCCAGATCGTTGTTCAGTGCATAAATCCGGTCGCGGTCGTCTGCTGTGGCGCGTGCCAAGGCGCGCAGGAACGCCCGGCGGATGAAGTAGACGAGTAGAGCCAGCCCGGCCAGCTGGCCCGTGGCGATGATGATCAGGTGTTGAGTTTGCATGTGCTGTGATCCTCGTTAGAGCCCGCCGCCGGATGTGTAACGTGGTGAGAGGACGGCGGCGGGGTGTTGCAGGCTGAGTTAGCGTGTGGCTTCGTACAGCGGTACTTCGTTGATTGCGGCCTTGATCTTGGCGCGGACGGCGTTGTACGCCTCTTCAAGCACCTTTTCCGGGCGGATCAGTTCGAACCACATCACAAGGCGGCCCTCGGCGATGCGATAGCGGAAGCGTGCCGGGATGCAGAAGCCATCGCCGCCGAGGAAGGGCTTCACGCCGATGAAGAATTGTTCAGGGATGTTGAGTTGCCCGGACTCGCCTGCGCGTCCGTCGATTTCCTCGTTGTAGGTCAGCTGGACCTGGCCGTTATCGAGGCGGGTGCCTTGGCGGAAGCTGATGTTTTTCTTCGCTTCCAGGGTGCGGCTGATTTCCAGCATGTCCGCCGCGCTGGGGGCTGCTGGGAAGTCCTGGGGCTGCGTGATGTCCTTCACGTTGTCTTCGATGAACTCGGCAAACGATGCCTGATCCATCTTCTTGCGGTCTGCTGTCTTCCAGCGGCCCCATTCAACAGTGATCGGGCAGCAGTAGCTGGCCGTATGCTCGGTCCAGGATGGACTGAGGGGTTGGTGGTAGTCGAGGACGGCAGTGAAGGTCCGGCCTTCAGGCCCGTCACAGAACACCGAGGTGGCCGAGGTGGCGAAGCGGTTCACGTAATCGATGAAGCTGTTGGCATCGAGCATGGTTACTTTCTGGCGGATGCGGCTGGGGGAGGGCAGCAGCTTCTCCAGGTCTTGCACCTTTACGCCGTCGGGTACCAGGGCAACCGGTGCGTGCAGACCCGGATGGTCGAGGGGTTTGCCCAGGGCCTGAGACAGGCTGACGAGGTATTGAATGGCTTCTTGCATTGGATGTGCTCCAGTCTTTGTGGTGAGAGGTGGTTACTGCGAAACGTTGCGCAGGGTGGCTGGGCTGTCCTCGTCAATGACGGGGCGCAGTGGCAGATCCTGCTGGCGAGGGTCGCGCCGGGTGAGGTTGCCTTCCGGTGTCAGGAAGAACAGCGACGTACCCCGGGAAAGGGTCGGCTCTTTCACCTTCACGTCGGCCTTGATGTTCATCTGGCCGCGCCCGTCAGGCTTGTAGGTCAGTTCAATGATCAGCTTCCCGCCTTTACCTGAAAGGCGGATGGCATCGATCAGGCCAAACTGGGCCTCGCTCAGTTCATCGAGCAGGCCGCCGGCCTCGATGTCGCGAAGGGTGTCGATAAAGGGTCGTGCTTTGCTCATGTGCTGTGTCTCACTGGATGTTCGCCCCTGGACGGCAGGGGCCACCGTTGTCAGGCCGCCGCTTTCTCCGCTTGGGCGTCGAGGTAGGCGGCCAGGTTGTGCAGATAAACCACGGGTTTGGCGCGTGCAGACCCGTGAAGGCGAGTCACAATCAGCTTCACCCGGCCCTTTTTGATTTCGCTGAGCAGATGCCGGTCAGTGCGGATGTGCGCGAAGTACTGCTCCCGTACCGCTGCCAGAGTCGGGCAGGGGGTGGCGAACTGGCGCCGCAGTTGGTCGAGGGTGTCGCTCATGTGCTTGCCTCCCCGGCCCCCACGTCGGCGGGCTGCAGCTTGAGGCGGATCAGTTCCGCCAGCCCCTCTTTGCTGGCGCCTCGGGCGGCGGCGCAGATCAGGCCGCGCTCATCCGCCACGACGGCCCCGTAGGGCGTCTCGGGGACATTGGTCGGGGTGACGTAGGCAATCTGACCGGGTTGAATCACGCTGCTGACGCACCGATAAACCTCCGCCAGCTCGACCGCGCAGGCGGGCATGCTCGCCAGGGCCAGCGTGGCCTCGTTGGCTGTGCCGATCAGGGTGGCTTTGCTCACGGTGCCGGGGCTGGTCAGATAGATCGGGATCAGAGCCAGGGCGCCGAGTGCTTGGGTGTAGGCGTTGAAGTAGTTGGTCTTCATGCTGCGGCTTCCTTGTTCGCGATGGTGATGCCCAGTTTCTTGGCCAGGTACTGCACGCCGCTTTCGGTGACCATCACCACGGCGTAGTGCTTGTACTGGCCGGACTTGCCGATCTGCACAGAGCGCGGGTCGGAGTACAGGTGGCCCTGGTCGCGGTGGTGGCTGGCCAGGGTCCCGTCCTTTGCCAGCACACGCAGTTCCCGGAGCTTTGCGCGGAAGGCGCGGGGCTTGAGCCCCAGCAGCGCCGCTGTTTCGTCAAGGGTGCGGTTCATGGCCATGTCCTCAGGCTGCGGTCTTGTCCAGGTTGCGGCGCCGGATGACCCGCACGCAGTCGTCGATCAGGCACCGCAAATGCTCTCGATCGCTGGTATTGCGAACGATCAGGTCTGGCTGCTTGACGTGGATGCCAGCCTCGCTGGCGTGTGGGTTCACTGCGGGAGCATCGGGGCGGCTTATGTGGAGGATCGTGCCGCCTCGCTGGCGGATGAACTCGGCTTCGTTCTCGAAGCGGACATCGCTGACGACGAAGCCGACCACGCTCGACAGCGAGTTTTGTAGGTAGTTGAGGTTCTGTTCGGCGATCCTCACCCACACGTCCGGATGCACCATCTGGCGCGCCCACTCTGTGCCCATCGACTGCATCAGTTCACGCGGGGACCGGCCAAGCCAGGCCAAGGTCTGCTCTTTGCGTTCGCCCTCGAAGTCGTCCGGGTCGAGGTTGAAGATCTCCATGAGCCCGGAGCGCAGCGGGTCGGCGAAGGCGTAGTGCTCCAGCAGGTGGTTGCGCAGCAGGTGGTCAGCGGCAGTGGATTTTCCCGAGCGAGCCGGGCCGGCAAGGCCAATCAGCAATGGTTTCATGCTGCGTCACCCCCGAACGGGCCGAGGTCTATCGGTTTGGCGGCGGCAGTGCGGCGGGTGGTGGCGATCACCAGCAGGCCGGTCTGGCGCTGGATGGCTTCGACGGCGGCGGGGCTGGTGCAGGCTGCTGGGTGGAGGTACACCGGGCAGCGGGTAGGGCTGTGCTGTGTAGTCGTTTGCATGATTCGTACTCGCGGTGAGAGATGTACGGGCAAACGTTACGCTTTAATTTGTAGGGTGGTCAACAGTAATTCTTGTAAATACTTTTTCTCGGGTACAAAAAAACCCGCAAAAAAGCGGGTTTTTCACTGGCTTTCTAGTTATCTCAGAACGGAATACCAGAAAATTCGACCTATAATTTCTATGTTTTCCTGGCGAATATCCTCGGCTGAGTACTCTTCATCGGGGTGCTCATCCCTATTAAAGCTCCGCATCCGCAGCCCGCCTCGCGGGAGGCGGTACAGCGCCTTTACTCTGAGCTGGCCGTCGTGGTTGATCGCAAAGAGATCACCGTCTCTCACTTCAGTTCGACCTCGGTCAACGCCTGCCCTTCCGCCGTCAGGGATGACGGGTTCCATGCTATTGCCCGATACCGTTATACACGCGATGTTCGCCACATCGATGCCCATGGAGAGCAAGGTGCTTTTGCTGAAGCCCAGCTTTACCTTGCCTTGCTCTACTACCGACATTTGTCCGGAGTTGTTGGACAGTGCTATTTCCTTGAGCATGGGTACCTCTACTTCGTCTCCAAGTGGAGGTTCGTCGCCCCATAGCACTATTGGCTCATCAATGAATTTCGCAGTTGTAAGGTCCGCCTTTTTCTCTTGGTCGTTGGGTGAGGGTGTCCACTCTTCGTCAAGTATCTCGATAGGTAGATCTAAAGCTTTCGCTATCGCCGGTGCATATCTAGTGCTTTGGGATCTTCCCTTTTCGAACGCGGCATAGACCTGTTGTGTCAGCCTCTTTTCCGGGCCTAGCAGGGTGGTCACGCGACTGGCTATGTCCTCTTGGGTGAGGTCCAGTTCTTCACGGCGCGCCTTGAACAGGGCGGCTAGGCGGCTTGGTACGGGGATAGATTC